ACTCCATTGAGGAATAGTCGAGGTCCAATGGCAGGAGATGACAAGGTACTGATGAAGTCCATTTGGACAAGTTACGACTTGACCAAGTATGGTACATTCACGGATTTTCCAAACCAATTCTTAGGCGCTCAACCAACATTCTCGTTTTACACACCTGCGCTCTATGTTACAGGCTTAGTCCATGGAGCTTCCGGAGCATCGGTGACTAACTTGGCATTCTCGTTTTATGTGGCTTGCGACAACAAAAAAGCCAGCCTTGTTTCATATGGTCTTGGCGTTTTGCGTGAGCGATCCATTGCTCAAGGTATTAATTTGATGAGCCAAGGGCGAACCATTCCGCCTTCAGGCAATGTGGGGCAAGTTTTCCCAATGTGGAAATATGGCGGAATGCGCCCAGAACGCATGTTGCGCGGTAACGCATTGGCAGACTTCTTCCTTCCTTACTCGAGCACGGACAGTGAAAAGATGCTGAGCACAGGAAATGTGCGAGGATATCTTTCAAGGGGCCGTACGATGCAACCGTTCGACACTGCTTTTGGTTCATTTGATGCGGTCAAAGGTGACATTCCTGATTGGGTGAGGTTCGATTTGAACCCCGGACTTGTTGCTGGACCTATTCGTCCTCAGCAACCACCACGCAAATTGGCCGACAATGGTAACACTTTGATGTTCTGAGGTGCAGCTTGTGATTCTTGATCCAGTGGATGAAGAACAAAATGAACGGATTGTTTGGTGCGAACGGTTGCTTTACTTTTTGGTGATGCTTCAGTTCCCACAACTTGCTTCAATAGTCATGTAAAGTTCGCTGTTGATCGAGTCTGTCCAGGAGTGATTTTGACAGTGAGTAAGGAACCAACGCTCTCAGGTTTGGCCTGAGCGCACGGGAGCCTTTGTTTGAATCGCCTTTCCTAAATTCCCGGTCCTCGGCATCGATGAAATCGATCCATGGAATGGTTCCCCACAAGAACATTGGTCCAACTCGCTGGTGCCAGGGAATTTCCAACTCTTCATTGAACCAATCAATTGCTCCTTTGACATTCTCGATGCACCATAACGGATTCATCTTTGAGGTGTCTTCGCCATACGCGATCCAATCAATAATGTCTTTCGCCGCCATCACCGAAGTCATATCAGGTTCATCCGGTCGGTTGGCATTAGCAAGACTGAATTCAGTGCATGGTGGTGACGCCCATACAACAATTTGCTCAATTTCGTCTGTGTGTTCAAATAAAAGTGCGGTGATAATGCTCTTGATGTTGTCCGTGTCGTGTACGTCTGCAAGAATCAGCCCGTGTACGTGTGGAAGTAAAATCGGATTATTGTCGATGGCGATGACCTTCCAATTTGGGTGCTTCCTAAATGCCTCAGATGCACCGCCGAGGCCGCAGAATAGATCGATGAACACTTTCATTCCATTGTCCTCCTTTGTTTTGGGCGTGCTTCTAAGTTGCTGATGTATTCTTCCAAGCGTTTGATTTGACGGCGTAGAGCCACCTCTAACGCACCTGTGGCGACATCGTGCGACTTGATGCACATCCGTACTTTTTGAGAGATCGAATCACCTTCCATGCTCTCCAATTTCTTCCAGCAGTCTTCATCAATCCAGAGGGTCTTTTGTCTTCCCATATCCCTCGCTAAATCTTGATTTGTACATAAGAGGTAGGTATGAAATCAAAAAAACACCTGCGGTTTGCTGGAGCACCTCTAAATGCGGTGGCTTCTTCGGATGGGGTGGGTGTGTCGGGGAAAGTAACTATGGCGTGCCCGAGTGCGACTTCGTCGCGAAGATGGGAATCCGGGTACTGATCCACCTCTCATGCTCAATTTATGTACTGTCCAGAACTAGAATTCATCATGGCGAAAGCAAACAGAGACCTAATTCTACGAGACCGACTACAATTTGATGTTGATGCAAATGGCGATACCGCACTAGTGTATGGCCGAGTTGACATGAGCGATTTCGTAAATGTTGTCAAGCGAGAAGGATTTGCAGTGAAAGAAGTTCGATATCAAATTCGTGATCCATCAGCAAGTGGCGTCACCGGTGTTTTCAATCCGTTGATGGCTCTTGCAAACGAGAGTTTTGGTTCTCTCAAACTCTTTACCACTACCACCGCATACGAGAATGCCTACGATGTGGGCATCGCCTCGCCTGATGTTATTTCCGTTTTTGAACTAACAACAGTTCGCGATAATCCCGGTGCTCCTGAAGAAACATTCGCAAATCAATGGGTTCTCTTTGGAACTCCTGATTTGCACCCTGATGGATACAATGTTGTGTCTGATTTGTTAATCGGTGTGTGTGCAAATGACATTACACAATTTTCCAACCAAACTCTTGAGATTGACATCATGGTCATTGGAGAGCCTATCAAACTCAATGAAGCAGACATGACCGAGATGCTAACACAAGCACAGGACTTGTGAGGTGGCCCTAGTGCCATACGACAAAGACGGTAGGTTCTACACAACAGATCCACGAGACGAACTCGACAACCCTGAACGCTTGATGGAGCGAACAGCCAACGCTTACAAGTTCAGCAAAGTCGGCGCTCGATTGGGTTCAACTGTTCCGGTTGCTGGTACTTTGGTTGGTGCTACTTTGGGAGCCATTGGAGGATTTATTCTTGGTGACCAAGAAACGGTCTTCCCTGTTGACATGATTGCCATCCCTGCCTATCAAGCGTATTTGCTCAGTGGGACGCCAGCCTTTCAAATATACATCAAAGAAGGTGAAGTCCTTACACAAGTGATGGCCACCGACGCAATGGTGGCTACTGAGGCCGTGAGTGCTGCTCCAGCAGCCCCAAAGAAGCGCAAGCGCAAACCATCAGCATATCACAAGAGGTATAGTAAAGCCTTCAAATCACTTGAGCACAAGTACAAACTCAAGAACGGCAAGTGGGCTAAGAACGGTTTCAAGCGTTGTGCCGCGGCCGCTCGTAAAGAGGCAAAAGGTAAGGTGAAGAAGTAATGGCAGTAACTGAAATTCGAGAAACCATTGAAACAAGTGTGGGGCTTGATAGCAATGGATTGGGCATTGTTCAAAAGCGCATCAATTTGCAGTCTGGATCACGGCATCAAATTTTCCAAATGGATATGTTTCAAGACGCCATCCCTGAAACGGACAGTGATAACCTCATTATCGAGTGGTTTGTGACTCCTTACCCTGTGATATACTCCACCATGAAATTAACTCCATTGAGGAATAGTCGAGGTCCAATGGCAGGAGATGACAAGGTACTGATGAAGTCCATTTGGACAAGTTACGACTTGACCAAGTATGGTACATTCACGGATTTTCCAAACCAATTCTTA